GTTGACCCCTAAGACCAACACCAGCGCCGGTAGTTAACATACCTGCGGACCTTATTCTCTCACCTTTAACAACTTTAGGATCAGCCTTTATTCCTGCTATTCTTTGTACAAGCTCTGTATAAGACTCTGTCATTTCGTCTTTTGCAGGAACTTTAATTTTCCTAGCAAGCTTCATAGCGTCTTCACTAGCCGCGTTAAAGATCATAGGCGGCGTAGCGTTTACCATTCGATTAGGCAGTGCTTTTTCTACCGCTTTACCTACTCCCGGCACATTCTCAAGGAAATTGTTTTCGTCTGAGACAACCGTAGTTACTCTACCATTAGGCGCTAGCTTACCTACGTAGTTAACACCGCCCTCAGTAATTGCAGTGCCTTGTAGTGAACCAGTAAAGTAGAAACCTCCGTTCTTTTTGGCGTTCTCTAGTATCTCTTCATCCGTCTTACCCATTTTAGGGTGTAAGGTAAGTTTAGGCGAGTCTTTAAATTTAGCTAGTATAGTCTCATTACTAGGATTTTTACTGTTCTTATAAAGAGTAGCGAAGGTTCTTACAGGTCCTTTGTGTGCAAAGTCAAAAGCGTGGTTTCCTGTTTGGTTTGTTGTAGGAGTCTTTATGTTTATCTTAGGTGCCGCAGCGTCTGCAAACTTTTCTGCTCCTTCTCCTTTACCTACTTTCCATACTTCTCCTATGTGCTCTTCAAAAAAGTCAAGGTCTCTTTGGGGTGTACTGTTTCTTGCCCCTGCTTGCTTTACAAGATCAGAGTAAACACCGGGACGGAAGGTAGCAGTCTCAGACATATAGCTGATTCTATCAACAGCATCAAGAGCAGGAGCAACAGGACCTTCTCTGCCTAGTCGTGTGTTAGTGACAATATTCTGTTGCCCTTGAGAAACAGCCTTAGATAAGTCTCTTTGTGAACCCTGAGATAATTCTTGTGCTACATCTCTTGTTGTTGGGTTGACACCTGTACTGTAATATAAGGCACGACTGTCAGGGTCCATTAAGTTAAATAAACCTTTCTTCGTACCTTCTCCTGCCCATTTAGCAAAGTCCTGTACTTTCATTCTGCCTTGCATTACTTCTTCAGGAGTTTTTGCACCTTTGACTGCGTTCGCTACCGCAGGACCTACTTTAGGGACCTTTCTTGCTTTGTCTGCAAAAGCCTGTGGATCTCTAGCTACGTAGTTATCAAACCTATTTGGCACAGCGTCCTTAGGAATGTCGGTAGGCCCGTAGAAGTTAGGGATGTAGTTTTCAGGAGAACTCAAGAATAAACCAGCATTCTCTTTAGCCCTGTTTAGATTGGGAAGCGCCTCTTGTGTTATCTGAGCGCCTTTACGCATCATCCCAAGACCGCCCAAGGGAACGTAGTTAGCAGGGGTGAGTGCTTCTTCAGCAATAAAGTTAGCAGGAGCCATAGCGTCAACTGTGGTTCTTCGGGGGGCCGACATAGGTATCCCCTCTGATCCAGCGTACACAGGCAACTTTAGAGAACCAAAAGGGTTTTCAATAGCAGGATTAAGAAAAGCGCTTGTAGCCTGTTTGCTATACTCTCGTGCTTTAGGCCCTGCTCTTAGAGCCTTACGAAGCTCAAAGATGTCATTGCTCATTCTCAGGCTCCTCGTTGATGTTCGCAAGCATCTGAGCTAACATGACTTTATCAGCACGTAGTGTAGCCATTGTTTCTGCTGTTACGTTAGCGCCTTCAATCATTTTGTCTGTAGCTCCTACTAACTCTCTGACAACCGCTTGTCTTCGTCTTTTACGAGTCATGCGAGCCAAGCCCATTGCCGCTGCTCCTCCGCCAATAGCCGCGCCTAATACCGGCATACCGCCTAATGCAGCACCACCAGCAGCAGCAGTAGCACCAAGAGCTAGGGGAGTAGTCGGAAAGCGAAGACCAGAGAAATCTTCGATGCCTTTTACCGTACGTCCTAGCATGGTCTGATTAATGGCTTTACCTGCTTTTACGTCTAGTAAACCTTTAGCTCTAAACAACATAGACATGCCGTTAATAAGACGGTAGGCTTCGTCGTCAGGCATCAACTTAAGAAATGCTTGGTTTAACTCGTCCCTTACGTACTTACCAGCTACTTCTTTTGCTCCTGCTAAGTCAGGGTTCTCAAGACCTGCTGAAGCTTTTTTACGGAAGATTTTTTTGTCTAACGCACGACGAACCTCTAGGATGTCCCTAGCTGTAATTGTGCCATTCTTAGCGGCCCTTTCTTCAAGGCGTTTAACAGCCGTGTCAATAAACAGGTCTACTTTCTCTTGTGCGTCCGGCATTAACTCAACGTAGTCATCAAGATCATGGAAACCAGCCTTCAGGTCTTCTAGAGAAGTAGCTAAAGTTTGTACTTGAGTCTTGGGGTTCTTAGATCTTTTAATATAACTCTGAAGATCAGCCTCGTGCCTAGCCAACTGACTATCCACAACCCTTGCATTTACAGCGGGGTTACGATCACCTTTGTAGTCCGGAAGTGTATCTAAGTAGTCAATAACTATTTCTTCAGAAGGAGAGTGCATGTACACGTTGCGATTCATAGCTCCTACAGGCTCTACAGTACCCGGAGCTTTAACGTAGTCTTCCGGTAGTAGGCTGTCTGCTATGGCTTTACGCTCTTCTGATAAGCGAGATTCTGTAGCTCTTTTAGTAGCTTCAACTTGTACTGATCTAGGTACTCCCGGAACTTTAGGTAGTGCCATCTTAGCACCAGCACCTGCAATATTTAAAGCGGCTTCGGCAGTAGTAGCTGCCTCTGGGTACTGTTGCGCTAATTGACCTACCTTTTCCATGCCGCTTTGCAACATAGAGCCTTCGTACGCTTCAGATATACCGCGTTGTACAGGCTCAGGAGTATATCTACGGTAAGCTTCTCCTGCTACTTCACCCAGTGTTTCTCCAGCAGCGCCTACACCAGCAGCAATACTAGTACCAACACGGAATTTACCGGGAAGTTGCTCCATGTCTCCAGCAAGGCCCCTGTAACGCTCACGAGTCTCTCTAAAGCGTTCTGGTATTTCTTCTACCATACCCCTCATGCTTTCAGGCTCACGAGGACGCGGAGGAGTTACAGTAAAAGTTTCTCCTCCAACTATTCCTATGACTTCTCCTGTTTGTGCGTTAGTTGCAGTCTTGAGAGGCAACCATTGTTCGCCGTCCCAGTATACTTTTTCGCCTGTCTGTGGATTAGTTGCTGTCTGCATGATTATAGATCCAATTCAAAACCTTCGGGAAGTACTGCTTCTGCTTCTTCTCTTTTTTCTGGCATAGTTATGCTTGGGAAACTGGTCATGTTTTGTTCACCTACACGCTTTGCGGTGGCGGTCCTAACCTTGTTAAAGTTTTCTACAGTCTTAACCATAGCGTTTCGTCGGATTTTTAACAAACTAAACAAAGCTTCTTGCTGTGTTGTGATGTCCGCAGCAGCAATCAACTTAGCGTACTCTCTATCTGCGTCTGACAAGCCCGTGCCTGAACCAAAGTCTTTGATCTGGTCAGCAACAATTTTACCTGCCTCCGAAATAAAAGTTTCAGCGTTTGTAACTGCGGGATCGTAAGGTAGTCCAATAAGCTCACCAAAACGTCTTAGGTTTAATTCCATGTTAGCCGCAAGACCCGTAGGCATACCGCCTTCCAAACGCCCTGTTTGTCTGTCAATTAACTCAATCATGTTACGAGCGTCTTGTGCTTTAGTATTAAGCTCAACAAAGTTAGTAACATTGGCTTCTGCCATTGCCTTAGAACCAACTTCTTGGCCTTTGTCAATAACTTCTTGAACCTGTGGAGCCTTGCGTACCAGCCCAAGCTCACTGGCCTTAACGTACGTGTTAGTCTGATCGTTGTAGACTAAACCAAAATCGTTTACGTTAACAGCTTTGATGTTGCCTTCTCCGTCCTGCCAAGCCTCTAGTTTACCTGTGCGGCCTTTAAGTAAAGCGTCCGCTTCTTCTTTAGAAAGAGTACCCATAGCAGTAATTTGAGCAGGAGTAAACCCAGCCATCTTTAGTCGTGCTTTAATAACTTGAGGATTGTCTAAAGGCAGCTGTTCAATCTGAAACTCTCGAATGTCCTTGCTAATACCTCTAAGCTCGTCCATGTCCGTAGTAGCTCGTGCTGTTGCTGCTTGGTCCACAAGGCCAGCGCTTTCTGCTGCAACTGCTACCTTCTCTTGGAAAGCACTTAGTTCTGTCTGGGCAGCAACCTGCGCTCCTAACTGACGTGCTGCCTCTTCGTATTTTACAGCATTCTCAATGTCACCCTGTTGACGGTAAAACTGAGCTAACTGAAGAAGACCTTGAGGTGAGCTAGTGTCAATTTGAGCCAACTGTTGACGCTGTTGTTGTTGTAGTTTCTGCTGTTGTAGTTGGCCGGGCAGCTGTGCCGCTTGTTTGGCAGCAGTAAACAACCCCTGTCCCATTGCAGGGTTAGCCATTTGTCTTAAAAATTCTTGTGAAAACTTAGCCATGATTTAGTCCTTTTTGAACAAACTGCCCAGTGTTGATATTAAGTCAGAAGTTCCTGTCGATCTAGGAGTCAATGCTCCTTGCAAAAGACCAGCGCCTGTCTGACCCAATAGGTTAGCTCTTGCCTGTTCTGCAACCAACTGAGCTTCAAGACCTGACATAGTAGCTTCACCAAACAACCCAGCACCCTGTAGCTGTGCTTGTTGTTGCAGTGCTGCCAACTGTTGTGCAGGTTGAGTAGCCGCCATAAGCTGTTGCTGTGGTATGTAACCAGAACCAAGGAACTGTTGTCCAAGAGCCGCTTGTTGCATTTGTTCAGCCTGAGCTTGTTGCATAGCACCTAACATAGCTCTGTTTCGAGCCTCTTCTTGTGCTGTAGCCATAGCTAACATTTCAGGAGTAGCACCACCATAGGCAGCAGAGCTAGTACCTAGTCTACCCTGAGCAGCTAGTCGCTCTTCTAAAGCAAGACGCTGACGCTCTTCTTCAGGACGCTGTGCTCTACGCATACGCTCAAAGATAGCTTGCTCTCTAGGCTCTCTAGTCTGCATAGCTTGTCCAAAGAACCCACCAGCACCTCCTAAGAGTTGTTGCTGAAGCATTTGCTCTTCAGGAGACAAACCCATAGTGGTTTCAATACCACCTTCAGGGGTGACTTGTGTACCCATACCAGCACCAGTAGCAGTAGTCACAGTAAACGGTCTAAACTGTGTCTGCTCCATTTGCGTAGCAGCAAGTTCTTCAGCCCCTGTTCTGGCTTGTTGTCCTATGTCACTAAGACGACCATAGGCTTCGCCTGTTAATAGGCCACCTACAACGCCCGGAAGCAAAACGCTTGGTTGAGACAAGAATGACCCAAGGCTTCCTAACATGTCGGTAAAACTGTTGCCAGATCCTCCAGCCATGTCCATTATGTCGTCGGTGTCGTAAACTGTTCCGCCAGATGAGCCTGAACCTAAAGTTCCGCCTCCTGAAGTATTAGTAACCGCTACCATTGTTCTCTCCTAGTTAAAGTAGCTTCCCTATCAAAGCCATTACGTTAATTTCTTGTAGTGACAAAGCAAAGCCATCTATTTCTGACTCTAGTCCTACCTGCACACTTGTGCCATACCCTGTTGTGTTAAGCGCTCTAGCGTTAGTTAGCTGACCGCCTGTAAATTCTACTGTTGTATACTCACTTTGACCATAAAAACCTGTTATCTGAGTACCTACCGTAAACTCTGCTGTAGCGTATGTAGTATCAAAGTCATACGCCCACTTAAGAAACACTACAGAGTTGTTAGCGCCAACTAATGTGGGCTTGAGTTTTTTAAGAATCTTAACTCTTGAGCTATCACCAAAGGTTAAACTTGGGCTGTAGTACTTAAAACGATAACTAAAGCCGTTGTCACTATACCCTGTGTATGTACTAATGCCTGCTGTAGTGCCGACATACAACGTGCCGTCATCAAGCCTTGTAAACGCCGTAAAGCTTGTAGAAGGCCAGCGAGTAACACGGTATGATCCGTTTTCTAATGTACCCCTTACGTCAAAACAATACGTTACATCTTGGCTTGTAAACGTAAGTAGATAAAAACCTTCTTCTGGGCTATAGACAGACCTAAAGAATTGAGTCTCATTCTGTAGTGCAGCAATAATGTCTTTGGTAATGTTTCCTGACAAACTACTAATAGGCATTGACTTTTCTTGTATTGTTCTGCCAAAGCTCTTAAGACCAGTGTGTGACAAGAACAACAAGTCAGTACCTGTATACTGCACAGTGTCTCTGTTGACACAACCAATACCTGCCACAGTATCTGCTAAAGTCATAGAAGCAGGAGAAGTAGCTCCGTCATACACAATAATGCTGTGTTTACCAAAGATAATTAAGGCGTTGTTGTGGGCCGCTAAAGCTACAATCTCATCGTAGCCGTCAGGCCATACCTTAGAGATGTCTATGTTTCCGCTAGATCCGCCCGTCCAACTAATGCCGTCTAATAAATCAGACCAGTAAATAGTAGATTTGTTGGTGCTAAAGTCTGCTGTCCAAAGCCTGCCGTAAGCCGCTAACACCTCATTACCGTACATGGTGCTAGCAACACCACTAGCGTGTGTATGGTCACTCATGGCTTGTACAGCGCCAGAGGTGTTGTCATACACTAAAGGCTCAAAGCCTCGCTGAAACATATAGATACGGTCGTTAAAGTCTACAAGCTTCCAGTTGTTTGCGTTAATACTATAGCCGCCGGGAGTCTCATCAACCAACGTAGTTGTGCCGCTAATAATCTTGTTATTACCAACAGAAAAAACCTTAGTGTTTCCTGCGTTGTCCCTAAACTCTTTAATAGCACGTAATGAATCAGTCCCCAGTACAGTCTTGTTAGTTGTAACAACAGTGTGGCCCTTACGTGCAGCAATACGACCACGTTTGTCAATCACAGCGTTGTCTGCAATTTCTGCAAACGACGGG